GCTTGGGTCACCGCTGTTGGCGCAGCTCTGAGCTAATCAACCTCTGGGGCTTCGGCCCCTGTTTAACAGGAGATTGATATGGGCATGCAAACTGACGTTAAATCGCAGCACGCGGCTGTTTCTGGCCTGATGGTTGCTCAGCGCACCCGCTTGAAGGGCGCGACTATTTTTCCTTTTTCTGGCGCAACGGGTTATTCGGCTTTTGTTGAGAACACCTCGATTGCCGGTACGTACACGCGTTCTACAACCACTGCAACGGTAACCGCAACAGCCCACGGTTTATCTACTGGTCAGTGGGCGTACTTAGATTGGGATTTGGCCGATAACCCCTACCAAGTGACCGTAACGGACGCCAATGTTTTTACGGTAACTGTGGCAAATAGCGGTGCGGCAAGTGGTAACGTGACCGTGTACAACAAGATGCTACTTCAGGCCGACGCATCAAACGCTACGGCATTTACGATGGTAATTCCCGGTCAGGGCATCTTGGCGGAACAAGGAATTCGCGTGTTCTTGGGCGCAAACATTCACTGCACGGTGTTTTATGGCTAAGACTCCAGCATGGCAGCGCAAAGAGGGCAAGTCCGAAAAGGGTGGCTTGAATGCCAAGGGGCGAGCTTCGTACAACAAGGCGAACCCCGGCAAGCCCGGCCTGAAGGCTCCTCAGCCCGAGGGCGGCAAACGCCGCGACTCTTTTTGCGCCCGTATGGAGGGCATGAAAAAGAAGCTGACCAGCGAGAAGACGGCCAAAGACCCCAACTCGCGGATCAATAAATCACTCAGAGCATGGAAGTGCTGACATGGAACTGATGGCTTGGAACGTGTTGTTGTCGTTTGCGTCAGCAGCACTGCTTTTTTGGGTGAAGGTGTCGCACGACGAGGTCAAGCGCGTGAGTATTTTGCTGAGCAAAACTCGGGAAGAAAACGCTGAGAAGTACGTGACCAAGGCGGATGTGCACAGCGACATCAATCGTGTTTTGGCTCGGCTGGACCGGCTTGAAGGCAAGATTGATGACTTCATGAAGGAGCAGCGAAGTGCCATCAACTAGCAAAAAACAGCACAACTTCATGGCGGCCGTGGCCAAAAACCCGGCGTTTGCCAAGAAGGCCGGAGTCCCCCGCTCGGTGGGGCAAGAGTTCCTTAACGCGGACAAGGGCCGCAAATTCAAAGAAGGTGGCGAAATGAAACACGCAGACGTGAAAATGGACAAGGCCATGGTCAAGAAGGCCATTGGCAAACACGCGGCAATGCCCGCTTCTAAAGCCCACAAAGGCTTGAAGTCTGGCGGTCTGGCCGCTGGGCACAAAGCCGCTGACGGCATTGCCTCTAAGGGTAAAACCAAAGGCAAGATGGTCAAGATGGCCTACGGCGGCAAAGCTTGCTAAGGAGCACATCATGAGTCCAGCAGAAAAAGAAGCCCGCCAGATGATGGCGGACAAGAAAGCAGCCGAAGCCGCTGAAAAGGCGTACAACGCTGCCAGCAAGACGCCTCCAGCGCCAGCGCCAGCAACAACAGTTCGTAAAGCCAAGGGCGGCGTGACTCGTGCTGACGGTTGCGTGACCAAGGGGCACACAAAAGGCAAGATGGTGTAACCATGAGCGATACCCCGCGTCTAAAGTCGGCTAAAAAGATGTACGAGGACATGACGAACGCGCCAACTCGTCCGTCTGCGGGGCATACGACCAAGGCGATGGCCATGGCCGACAAGATGTTTGCGTCGGAGAAGAAAGCCAAAGGCGGCTATGTGAAGGCCGCTGATGGCTGCGCAGCGCGCGGTAAAACCCGGGGGAAACTCGTATGATGCCCAGTCGCGGAATGGGGGCTGTAGCCCCCAGCAAAATGCCCAAAGGTGTGCGTAAAGCACGCCGGGATGACACCGATTTCACGCAGTACGCTGAAGGCGGCAAAGTCAACGCAGCTGGCAACTACACCAAGCCCGAGCTGCGCAAGCGGATCGTGAGCCAAGTCAAAGCTGCTGCAACGCAGGGCACCGGAGCAGGCCAGTGGTCAGCCCGCAAAGCTCAGCTTGTGGCAAAGAAATACAAAGCAGCCGGAGGTGGCTATCGTGACTGAGAAAACCAAAGCCCGCAAGATCGCGGAAAAGATTGACCGTGAGGGTCGGTTTGGTGCAGACAACACCGAAAAGGACAGAGAAGCGTTCGAGCGTTTTGGTGACAAAGCCGGGCCTTTTTTGTATGGTACGGCTAATGCAATCAAAACGGTTGCCAATATGCCCAAAGCACTGATGGCAAGACCGCGCCGATCCGAGGAAGAAATGAACGAGCTGTCGCGTGAGGCTGCAAAAGGCATGAAAAAAGGTGGCATGACGGCGTCCAAACGTGCCGATGGCTGCGCCCAACGCGGTAAGACCAAAGGTCGGATGGTGTAATGAAAGCGCCCCAGAAATCCCTCAAAGACTGGGGCGACCAGAAGTGGCGGACCAAGAGCGGCAAGCCGTCTTCAAAAACAGGTGAGCGCTATTTGCCGGAGAAGGCGATAAAATCGCTCAGCCCCGCAGAGTATGCGGCCACCACAAGAGCCAAACGTGCGGGTAAGGCGGCAGGCAAACAGTTTGTGGCCCAGCCCAAGACCATCGCCAAAAAGACAGCGAGCTTCAGATGACTACATCAGGCGTCACCACTTTCAATCCTGACCTCACCGAGATCATCGAGGAGGCGTTCGAGCGCTGTGGTGGCGAGATGCGTACGGGCTACGACATGCGTACCGCCCGGCGGTCGCTGAACCTGATGTTCACCGATTGGGCCAACCGTGGCGTCAACATGTGGACCATGGAGCAGGGCCAGCAGATTCTGACCCCGGGTACCGCCACGTACAACCTCCCTGCGGACACGGTCGACCTCTTGGATCATGTGATCCGCACTGGCGCGGGCAACGTATCGACGCAGGCAGACCTGACCATCACCCGGATCAGCGAGCCTACCTACGCCACGATCCCGAACAAACTGGCGCAAGCGCGGCCGATCCAGATTTGGATTGAGCGCCTGAACACCCCAAGATTTACGGTCTGGCCCGTGCCAGACAACACCCAGCAGTACATCCTCGTGTACTGGCGCTTGCGGCGCATCCAAGACGCTGGCAACGGCGTCAACACGATGGACATGCCGTTCCGGTTCTACAACGCCATGGTGGCGGGTCTCTCCTACTACATGGGCATGAAAGTGCCCGGCGCGATTGACCGCCTGCAGGTGCTCAAGGCCCAGTACGACGAAGCGTGGGAGCTGGCCTCTGGCGAAGACCGCGAAAAGGCTGCGGTTCGGTTCGTGCCCCGTCGGATGTTCATAGGCTGAAGGCATGGCAAACCGCTTCGCATCCGGCAAACGCGCGATCGCCATGTGCGATCGGTGCGGGCAGCAGTTTCAGCTTAAAAAGCTCAAGACTGAGGTCATCAAGCAGCGCCGATATGAGCTGCGGGTCTGCCCTGAGTGCTGGGACCCGGACCATCCACAGTTGATGCTGGGCACGTTCCCAGTTGATGATCCACAGGCGCTGAGGAACCCGCGTCGGGATACAACGTATGTGACCGCTGGCGTGAACGCCGCCGGGAACTTGACGGGGGGCTCGCGGGATATCCAGTGGGGCTGGAATCCAGTTGGCGGGGCCAGCTTTTTTGACACGCCGCTGACGCCAAATAACTTGGTTTGTCAGACGAATCTTGGTACAGTCACGGTAGTGACGAATTAAAGGAGCCCATCATGGCATTCACACGATCTGCAGACGGCATTGCTAGAAAAGGTAAGACCGAGGGTAAAAACCTCGGGGATAGTGGCCCTACGGCAGCCGCGCTAAAAGGCAAAGGCATCAAGGGCAAAGGTGGCAAAACTAATGCCGACATGAAAGCCATGGGCCGTGGTTTGGCCAAAGTGGCAAACCAAAAGCGAGGCTAATCATGGCTAAATTCAGTCAAAAAATGATGGGTAAAGAAGTTGGTCCAGCCAGCGTCTACGCCAAGCCCCACACAATGGACGGCAAGCCCGGCACAGGTGCTAAGGTCGTACAAGACCCAAACACTATGTCCGCAGAGCAAATGTCTCCGCGTACAGTAGCTGCTCGCGTGAGCGCGGGTAACCCAGCCCGTGATGACGTTAAAACCTCGGGTATCAAAATCCGTGGGGTTGGCGCAGCCACAAAAGGCGTGATGGCCCGTGGCCCGATGGCTTGAGGTAAGGCATGAACTACACCCAGTTGACCGCTGCGATTTGCGATTACACGCAGAACTTTGAGCAGGACTTTGTTGCGAACATTCCGGTGTTCGTGCAGCAAGCCGAGCAGCGTATCTACAACACGGTGCAGTTCCCGTCTATCCGAAAGAATGTGACGGGGGTTACTTCAGTAGGAAATCAATTTTTGTCATGCCCCAACGATTTCTTGGCGGTGTACTCACTGGGTGTTATCGACGCGCTGGGCAACCACGAATTCTTGCTTAATAAGGACGAAAACTTCATTCGGCAAGCGTACCCAAACATAAATGCGACGGGCGTGCCTAAATACTACGCGTTGTTTGGCCCAACCACCACGAACGACCCATCCCCCATAATCACAGACGAGTTGACTTTTAAGTTAGGCCCTACACCCGATGCGGTTTACAGCGTTATTCTGCATTATTACTACTACCCCGAGTCGATCTCTGTAGCGGCAGATGGTCGCACTTGGCTGGGGGATAACTTTGACACCGTGCTGCTGTACGGCTCTTTGGTTGAGGCCATCACGTTCATGAAGGGCGAGGCCGACATGGTTGCTTTGTACGACGGCAAGTACAAGGAAGCACTGGCACTGGCCAAACGTCTGGGCGATGGTATGGAGCGTCAGGACGCCTACCGCTCTGGGCAATACCGACAGGCGGTGACTTGATATGGCTTTTGACCAAACTCTCACCACGCAAGCCAAATTCAACGCACTGGGGTATTTGGCCGAAGGCACATTGAAGATGGCCTTGTACACTGCCGATGCAGACCTTGGCGCTGACACGCTGGTGTACAGCACAGCCAATGAGGTTGTCGGAACCGGGTACACGGCTGGCGGCAAAGTGCTCACGGGCGTGACTGTCAACAAGTCGG